GCGCTAGATCACTAGGACAATTAAAAAGGTCATCAGCAAAAACTCGTAACGATCCAAACTCACGTATCCGTCAGGCACGGAGACGTTGGAAATGTTAAGACAAGTAATCATAGACGCACTCGAAGATAGATACAACGCACAAATATCTGAAGCAGACGCAACTCTTAAAATTTATTTAGATCATAGTGTTGGTATTGGAGAACATCCACAACACATTGATGAAGTAGATAAGTTAATTGAAAAAATAGCAACTGCAGAAGAAAAATTAAAAACACTGAAGGAGTTTTCATTATGATGGATCCGTTAGTAGTTGTAGCTAAAATACAAAAAATGATGAGAGATAACTTACAAAGAGTTGGTGATGCCATGATTAGTGGTGGTGTTGACAACATGGAAAAATATCAGTATATGTTAGGACAAGCGAGAACATATCAATATCTATTACAGGAAATCTCTAACCTGCTAGAAGAAAAGGAGCAAAAAAATGAACGAGAGAATGTCATCGACATCAAAGGAAGTACCAAAGATTAAACTTGGTCTTCAAGATAAATACAAAGAAGAATCTAAAGGTGAACCAGAACCTTTAAATCCAGACAACATACAGAAACAAAAAGAACAGCTGCCCGATCCTAGTGGCTGGAGACTTTTAGTTTTACCTTTTACACCAAAAGAGAAAACTAAAGGTGGGATAATTATTGCACAAGAATCATTAGAAAAATTACGTATTGCTACAAACTGTGGTTACGTTTTAAAAGTTGGACCACTAGCTTATTATGACAAAGAAAAGTTTCCAACAGGTGCTTGGTGTAAAAAAGGAGATTGGGTAATTTTTGCTCGTTATGCAGGATCAAGATTACCTATCGAAGGCGGAGAAGTCCGTTTATTAAATGACGATGAGGTCTTAGGAACTATAAATGACCCAGAGTCTGTATTGCATAATATTTAACATAGAAGGAGATAACTATGCCAGACGTAGAAGAAAACAAACAAGATCTAGTTGACATCGATACATCGGGTCCCGGTGCTGAAGTTGAATTAGAAGAAACAAAAGAGAAAGTAGAGATAGAAAATGAAACTGTTACAAACGATACTAAGTCCGATGACACATCTGAGAAACCTGATGTCAAGTCTGATGTTCAAGATAACAAACAAGAAGCAAGCGACGAGAAGCAAGAAACTAAAAAAGAAGAGCTAGAAGATTATAGTGAAGGCGTTAAAAAAAGAATTGCAAAGCTAACTAAAAAATGGCGTGAAGCAGAAAGACAAAGAGAAGCTGCTTTAGAATATGCTAAAAACATTCAAGAAGAATCCACTAAATTAAAAACAAGAGTATCTAATTTAGAACCTAGTTATGTTAACGCAATGGAAAGTAAAGTTTCTGCAGGGCTACAAGCAGCACAAGCTAAACTTGCAGCTGCAAGAGAAGCAGGTGACATAAAAACTGAAGTTGAAGCACAAAAAGATATAGCTAAACTAGGTGTTGAAGAAGCACGTGTTGCTGGAATGAAGCAACGAGCGGCAACTGAAATGAGACAAATAAAACAACCTACACAATCTTTAGATCAAGCAGTTGCACCTCAAGCAACACCTGATCCAAAAGCAGAAGAATGGGCTGAAAAGAATCCTTGGTTTGGTCAAGACAGTGCAATGACATATACTGCATTTGATTTACATGAAAAACTAACCAAAGAAGAAGGCTTTGATCCTAATACTGATGAGTATTATGCAGAAGTAGATAAGAGAATGAAGCTTGACTTCCCTCATAAATTTGCTAAAACTGAAACAAAGGAAACGACTAAACCTACTCAAACTGTAGCGTCAGCTACGCGGAGTGTAAAACCTGGTCGCCAAACTGTGAGACTCACTTCATC